TGATCTCTTTGTCCAGTTCTCTATGCTCTCCGATTGATTGTGAAGATGATCGCTGACTACTGGAGTTGGCAACAATCCAGATCCTTTTTCTTTGATGCCATGCACCGATGCCTGAAGCTGGAATAATAATACATTGGCTTTTGAAACCTTCGTTTTCCAAGTCATTAAGCACCTGTCTGAGTACCATGCCTTCGTTGATATTAACAATGCCTTCAACATTTTCTCCAATAACCCATCTTGGTTTGACTTCTCTAATGACTCTAAGCATTTCATCCCAGAGGTAACGATCATCTGCTGTTGATTTTCTTTTTCCTGCAACGCTGAATGGTTGGCATGGAAATCCTCCTGTAATAATATCTGCTGCGTATCTTTCTCCTTTGACATTTCTTATATCCTCCTCAATGTTAATGTTGTGCCAATGTTTCTTTAAAACTTTTTGGCAAAATTTATCTTTTTCTACAAAGCCAATCGTTTCAAAAAAACCTGTTGATTCTAAACCTAAACTAAACCCACCTATTCCAGAAAATAAATCTAATAATTTTAGTTTCATTCTTTAACCTTATAATAAAAGCTATCGTCATCTGACGTACTCCAGCTATCTGTTTCAACGCTTGGATAATCCATATTAGTTTTATAATCTGGTATCTGATCTTTGACTGTAAAATTTGGTAGATTAAATAATATTTTGTTGTTTGGCATGAGTGCATAATTACCTTGCCATTCATCATCTTTATTTAATTCTAATATATGGTGGTGTTTATGCTCTGCACTTATCTCACTATAAGTTATGTTTAATAAGTTCATATCAGGTTGGCAGTAATCAATACTAAATAAATAATTAGCTCTATGTAATTTATTATTGCGATCAATAAACTTACACTGTGATGTGGCTAGAGCATTGTATTCAATAACATTAGCATAATAAGATAAGCAATCCCAATACACAGTTTGTTTTAATTCTAAATCCATTACATCTTTTCTATTATAGGCATCAGAAAAAAAAGCTGTGATTGGTAACCTTGCATAGTTAGCACCATTCGGTAGCATAATATTAAACAATGGAGTTCTACCCTCTAAGGTAGTTATGGAATGGATAAGACAAACTTCTTCTTCGCCAATATGTTTTTCTTTATTGTATAAATATTCTAGCCTTACCTTTGCTTTCCATACAGGAATATTATGATTAAGAAATGACATTAATAATCCAACTCATCATAGTTATCTTGATGATGTTTTTCTTTTTCTTTTTTTAATTGTAAGTTTAGAATTTGTATCTCTTCGTTTAATCTATCTATTTCTTTTTTTAGATCGTGGATTATAACCTCAAGATCATTACTACCTCTTTGTTTTCTGTCTTGCATATTAGCCTTTCATTTTGTTAAATATTATTCTCCAAAACCAAGATCTTAAAATAGATACAACTGTAAATATTAATGCGATCTTAATTCCTACTGAAATAGTAGGGTATAGATTAAACATTGGAAAAATATAAATCTGAATTAATAATGCTAATATAAATCCAGTACCTATATCTATTATAGATTCAATTAAACTCCGCACATTCCCTCGCATTCGTTATTAAACATATCAGGTTGATCTGTTTTAATATCAAAGTTTACTTCATCTAAAGGAATACATTTTCTGTGTAAATATAAATGATCATTAATCTTTCTTGATCCTGTTCTAATTTTTTTATCAAACTCAACAGCATCAGCAAACTCTTCTGGTCTATTATGTTTCATAAAGTACCAATACTTATCATCATGGAAGGGACAGCATATACAAGCTGATTTCTCAGGTAATGGAAAAGCATTTTCACTCATCCATTTAAGACAATCTTTTCTACTCATCTTTAAATCAATTAATGGATGCACATTGTTAATGTATTTATCTCTAGCTGGTTTCATTCTGCTGATCTCATCCATAGAAATACCAATCCACTGATCTACAATCTTATCTTTAGGAAAGTGTTTTCCCTTTTGTATATCACAAAGCTGTCTAATCTTTTTTCTAATTGGTTGGATCTTATAATCGTTAGTACATTGACGCATTAACATTCCTTTCTTTCCTGTTTCTGCGTTTCTTGTAAAGAATGGAGCTGTTGGAAATCTAGTTCCATTGTCAATAGATCCAATCATATCATCTTTGATGTTACCTTTCATAACTGTATAAACTGGAAATGGTAATTGAGTTTTAATCCACTCTAAATATTCATAAACTTTCTTTGGCTCATATCCAGTATCAGCAAAGATAGCACAATCCACTTTCGGCAGCACACCTTTAGCTGACATCAGTGCCATAGTAGATGATTGCACACCTACGCCTAAAGATATTACTGTTAAAACTTTTGATCTTTCCATTAGCTTTCTAGTTTTTCCATGTTAATAATTACTCCCCTGGGAATTACGATTGCGTCACCCACATCAATGGTGTCATCATCATTCATAGAATAGGTTGCAAACATTTTTATATAGCTTGCATTATCCTCATAAAGATAACCTATGGTATTGCACATAGCAGGCTTGAGATCCTTTAATTGTTCCTCAGTATTCCAAGCATCATCACAGCTATTTATATCTTGCCAAACAACTATGACTTTAGGATAATCAAATATTGTTCTTGTCATACCAAGCCTCGTAAAAATCATTTGGGGTTACTCCAGTCTTTCTAGTTATTACTTTCATAAATCTAGGATGTGGCAGTCGTTCTGATTTTAAATATCTAATCACAGATACAATAGGATTCTTACCTGTCAATCCTATGAGCTTGGCTAGATCTTTATTTGTTAGTTTATTTTTTTCTTTGTACTCTTGTAGAGTCATTTTTTTCCTTTCCAAAACAGTCCCATTTTTTATGGTATGCTGCTAGTAGTTTACTTAATTGTTTTTGTAGTTTAGTTTTCATGTTTATCCTTTCGTTTAACTGTGGATAAACAATTTGGGTATATCTGTCAATTAGTATTTGACATGAATAACCAATTTGATATTAGTAGATAAACAATGAAAGGTTTATATGGTTATTGATTTAACAAAGAATAATAGTATCGCATCTATAAAAAATATAGATGAAGACTTGGCACTTAGTTATTATGCTAAGCTAGGTTTAGACCACAGCTCACCATCACAAGAAGCATTATCTAATTCAGATTGGATTGTAAGATATTGCCACTTCACACAAGAGGATCGTAGGCTTATGAACATATCGTTCCGAATGCAAGGCGGCATATCAATAGGAAGAGCATCACAAAAATTTATTACTAAATATATGTATGATGCTGAGAAAAAAATTCTAAATGAAAAAAAAGATTTAGATACTATCATCAAAGAAGAAATAAATGAGTATGATAAATACCAACCTCATAATGAATTAGATAAAGAACAACATGAGGATACAAAGAACTATCTTACAGACATGATCCGAATTACAGTGAAAGCGGTGCAAGACATTGGCTTAGGAGATGAGTCAGCCAGTGAGAGATATTGTACTCATAAATTTAAAGAATTAGTTTTACCAAAAATTGGTAGAATAGATTACGAAGATAATAAAAATAAATTTATAGAGTTAAAAACAAAACACAGATCAAAAAGAAAGTCAGATACTAAAGCTGGTTACTCTTGGATTAAAGGATATTTACCCAAGCAACCTGACATAAATCACGTGAAGCAGTGTGCCTTTTACTGGAAAAGTACAAAAAAAACTCCTCACTTACTTTATGTCAATCAAGATAGTTATAATGTCTTTACTCCTGACACTTGTGAATTGCTTACACCTGAGTACATGGAGTTCTTAGTGCAGCAAGATTTAATCACAGCTAAGATTAGACAAAACTTAGTTTATCTTTGTAAAGGCAATCCTTACGAGATGGCAAAGCTAGTTCCACCACCAGATTTTTCTGGGTTTATGTGGAAAGATATTCAAGATGAGTATGTACGTAAAGCTGCAAGTCTTTGGGACAATGTGTAGAATTATGGATTTAAATTGGTATCAAAAAGAACACGATAAGATTAGACAACAATTTAGGCATGATAATATAATGCGTAAATTAAAACAAAGGGAAGATAGGGAGTTTAGAAATATGTTTATTAAAGTAGTTTTAATTTTAATAATATTTGTTCTTATAATTTACATAATATCAAAATGAAAATTGTACTCACAATAATTCTTATGAATGGCTATGCCAATACATACGAATATAAAGTAGATAAGATTGATCCTCGTTTGTGTGATGCTTTATTTAGTAAGCATACTTATGTACACACAAGCAAGTTCAGTACAGCAAGAAACAAGACAGGTACATTCTATAAATCCAAAGAGGTTTTTGCTTATACCTGTGATTATAAAACAACCTAAGGAAACAAATGAAAGAAAAAATAAAACAAGTTAATGATTTGTGTGCAGCCAATGGCACATACATTAATCAGCATGGTAAGAAAACAGTATCAGCTTGGTCAAAGATTAAATACTTTAGAGAAGTCTTTGGCACTGAGTTTGGTATTAACTGTAGGATCATTGAGCATTCAGATAGATATGTAATTATGAAATGCGAGATCCTTGGTTATGATCCAGAAAGAATTGTTGCAAGCGGTTACTCTAAGCAGTTTAGAGATAAACCAGGTTATCTTGAGATAGCTGAAACATTTGCAATCACACGAGCTTTATCGTTCATGGGACTTTGCTTGGAAGATTTAACAAGTAAAGAAGAGTATGAGGAATTAGATATTCCTGTACAACCTATGAATGGCAAAGGCACTAAGTCAATGAGTATTGACGATGGTGTAATTAATGAATTGATGAAGAAGGTACATTATGCACCGCATACAGCTAAGTTAGATTTCCTGTGGCGTGCTAATAAAGATCTTCTAAATCAAATAAAAATAAAAGATCAATCCACTTACGATTCTATTTTAAATAAATTTAATAGTAAGCGTGATGAGATCACAACTCAAAATGAGGTATAAATGAACGACCAACCAAAGAGCAAGATATATTTAAATCTTGTTCCTAACTTAAATAAAAAGCCAGGCGACAATCAACCAGTATTTGTTGCACCTAATTCTCCAAAAGCTCCTGAGGGAAAAAATTGGA